GTCGTAAGCCTTCCTGAACTGGAAGCACTAGTATACAACTGGACATTCTTCGAAACCAACATTCACAGCCGCAGTTACAGCCACATCATCCGCAACATCTACAACGTGCCAAAAGATGTATTCAATACTATCCACGACACACAAGAAATTGTCAGCATGGCATCAAGTATTGGCTTGTACTATGACAAGTTGCATTTGATTAATTGCCGTAAAGAAGCAGGCGAACAAATTGATGAGCACGAACATATCAAGGCAATTTACTTGGCATTACATGCCAGCTATGGACTTGAAGCGTTCCGCTTTATGGTTAGCTTTGCTACAAGTTTGGCCATGGTTGAGAACAAGATCTTTATCGGCAATGGTAACATCATCAGTTTAATTCTACAAGATGAACTATTACACAAAGGTTGGACAGCCTTCTTGATTAATCAAGTGATCAAAGAAGATCCACGTTTTGCACAAGCCGCAAAAGATTGCGAGCATGAAGTTATTCAAATTTACAAGGATGTGATTGCTGAAGAAAAAGCATGGGCTGAGTACTTGTTTAAGAAAGGTCCAGTTATTGGATTGAATGCAAACATTCTTAAAGACTTTGTAGACTACACAGCAGTAGGAGCACTAAAAGATATTGGTATAAAGTATTGGAACCCTGCATCAAAGACCACTCCAATCCCTTGGTTCAACAAGCACAGTGATACCAGTAAGAAACAAACAGCATTACAGGAAAGTGAAAGCACTAATTATGTAATTGGTGTAATGAGTGATAATGTCGATTACGAATCACTTCCTACAATTTAACATATAAAGATTAATAACTATGGTTAAGGCAACTGACTTTTTAAAGGTATACGAATTCACCGTTAGAGTGAAACAGAGTTCTGGTAATACCATGTTGATCAAAACAACCACACAGGCTAGCTCAAGCGCAATGGCCAAACGGTTAGGTGAAGCTCAATATGGTAAAGGGTCAGTTGTAGGAACACCTAGAGAAATTAAATTAACATAGAGTAAAGAAAAATGAAAGCGATTGTTTGGAGTAAAAATCAATGCCCCTACTGTGATCAGGCTAAGGCATTGTTGAAACAAAAAGGTATTGAGTTTGAGGAGCGAAAAATTGGTGAAGGGTATACCCGAGAAGATTTATTAGAATCTGTTCCTACAGCTCGAACTGTTCCACAGATCTTCTTAGGTGAGCAACTGATTGGAGGGTTCCAAGAATTGCGTAAACATTTAGAAGAGTCTGGACAGGAAAATGGCTAATACTTTAGATACAAATATTATCGATTTGGGCGGTTATAATAGTACGTACGACACAACTATGTCAACTAGTGGCATAGACACTATCACATTAACTGGTAGTGGTACAACGTCAATTACGTCACCAATAACAACTTATAGTAGTCCATATACATTTACTACTAATGGAACTAGTGGTTCTTATTTGACTAGTAACAACACTTGGACAACTGGTGCAGGCATTGCAGGCACTGGCATAGTCACTGGCATAGGCACGCCAAGTATACAAGTTAAGGGTGACGCCGACTTTGATGGCGATGTAAAACTCAAAGGTAAAAGTCTAACCACTTGGATGGAAACAATGGAAAAGCGTTTGGCTATTCTAGTTCCTGATCCAAAAAAATTAGAAAAATTTGAGGCTTTACAAAAAGCATACAATCACTATAAAATGTTAGAAGCTTTGTGTGATATCCAAGATGACCCAACAGAATAAAACAAACGAATTTTTAAGAAGACACGGAGTGAGAGTACTAGATACTAACAAACGTGCATATAGACATACTAAAACAAATACCCAACTGTTTGCCTATGAGGATGACTATAACAAATTTAATAACAATCATTTTGTTTTTGAAACTGAAACGTTATACACTGTAGAAATTACCGAAAGTGAACTTGAACGACTTGCTGGATTTGAAGAACAAGTGTTCAATCACATGTCTAGTAAAGGACATTACAATATGTTTGAGACATTGATGGAACAAAAAGAAGAAGAACAGCACTTGAAGAATACTTACCCAGCAGTTAAGAAAGCCTACGAGCACTATAGCTTGTTGCTCAAAATGGCAAAGTCTGGCGACATTTAGTATTGACTTTTATCAATTTATGTTGTATAAGATCTAAAATATCTATATAGATATACAATTTATCAAGTAAGGAGTTAATTATGTTTGGATCAAGTTATACTGGCGGTCTGTCAACTTTCCGCTCAGCGGCACAAATCAACAGTGCTATGGCTCGTGTTTACGGACACATGGGTTTGGCAGTAATTACATCTATGATTGTAAGCTACCTTGTGGGTAGCAATGCAACTTTGATGGAATTCTTTTTTACAGGTGCAATGAAGTGGCTTGTAATTTTTGCTCCGCTAGTTGCCATTCTTGGTGTTAGCGTTGCAATGGAACGTATGAGTAAGAGTGCGTTGCAGTTGTTCTTACATGGCTTTGCGGCCCTTATGGGATTGAGCTTTGCTACAATCTTTGTAGTTTATAACATGGGCAGTATTGTATCAGCGTTTATGAGCGCCGCAGTACTATTTGGTGTTATGAGTGGTTATGGATATTTTACCAAAAAGAATTTAGATAGCATTGGTCAGTTTATGTTTATTGGGTTAATTGCTATCATCATTGCTAGCATTATCAATATTTTTATTGGTAGTACTGTGATGCAAATGGTAATCAGTGCCATTGCTGTTATTGTGTTCCTTGGGCTTACTGCCTATGACACACAAAAGATTCGTGAAATGGTTAAGGAGCACTTAGCCTTTACTTGGACTTTATCAACTTGTTCCTAAGTTTGCTACAATTGTTTGGTGGTCGTAAGGACTAACATGGAATTGACTTTGCTAGTTCTACTAGCACTTTTTTTAGTTAAACATTTTCTTGCAGACTTTGTATTCCAATCACAGTACATGATAGAAACCAAAGGCATCTATGGTGCCTCTGGTGGATTACATCATGCATTTGTACATGGCATGTTGACTGCATTTGTGCTATTACCAATTATACCACAAATTATTGTTATATTACAATTAGCATTTGTTGATGCATTTTTGCACTATCATATTGATTGGGCTAAGATGAAAATTGGTAACAGGTACAAATATACTCCTTTAGACAGATCTTTTTGGTTCTGGCTTGGACTAGACCAATTGTTACATTGTTTAACTTATATAGGAATTACAGCGTGGGTATTTTTAATCATCACGTGATAGAATATGAAAATTAAAAAACAGTATGAAATGAATGATCCAACTTGGATTCATTTGGGAAATGGAAAGTTAACCAAAGGTAAAGTAATTGATATTTTTGATTTGGAACATGCGGGATATAGTAAAGAGTTTGAATTCTATATTGTTGAAATTCCAACTGAAATAGATCCTTTGCTTGAAGTTAGAACTTGGGAAAACATGAGTCAGGATGCTACTGGCCCAATTGGTATGTATCGTACTCTAAAAGAGCATACTTTTAGCACTAAGAAATATCTAGGTAAAATTGGGATTGAACTTCCATATAGTCAAGAAGTTAATACCTTAGGCGTTCAACAAGAAGAGTTTGATGTTTTGGATCCCACCCCAGAACAAGTTAATGCGGCAATTGAGCGAGCTGAACAGGCAAAGAAAATGATGTACACTTCTCCCGCAGTGGACAAACCAAAACGTTACTACAAAAAGAAGCCAAGCAAAGTCAAAAACATTTGACGTAACTCTCATCTATCATGTATAATATTATTACAAATACTATTTTGACATGATGAAATCTTTTGATAAAAAACAGAAAAGGCAGCGTAATACCTATTGGCGAAGGATACGTGAATGCCGTCATGATTATCTAGAATCAAATCCTGAATTACGGCATCTAATTAGTAATGCTGGATTCTATCAATATCTACAAGAAAAATTTGGCGTTAAAATTAAATTTGATCAATCAGGAAACATATCTGAAGACTTTGAAGTAGTCGATCAAAAAAGATACATGCTGTTTCTTTTGAGATATCCAGATGTCTAAAGCCATTAAACTATCATTAGCCCAGTGGGGCAATATTAAGACACTGCTAGTCAAAGATCAAAACATTTCCAAAAGCACATTGCTCATACGAGAAAAAATGAAACAGCGTTTGGGGTTCACCATTAGAGAACATTCAGAATGGGTACACTATAAAAAACCTGATGGCGGCTATAAGGAACTGGTTCATCAAATACATTTAGATTTTTACAGTGAACCTAAACGTACGATGTTTTTGCTTCGTTATTCAGAAATTATAGATGAAAAAGAAAAGACTTTTAACCGATAGAATGGGCGGCCCAGAATATCAATTGGTATTGGACGAAGGGCGTGTGTATGGTGCTAGATACTATACCGTACAACCTATGGGTTGGGGATTCTACGGACATAATGCTGATTGGGATGAAATGGTAGCATGGTGTGTTAAAACTCTTGGACCAACAGCCAAAGATGGAGTATGGACTCCTAGTATGCGTTGGTATGTCAACAATGCTAAATTTTGGTTTAGAAATGCCAAAGACCAGTTGTTGTTTGTATTGAGGTATTCATAATGGGCATGTTATACGAATACGATAGTATTGAACAAGAAATTATCAATCGTGCAGGCAAACAGATGGCAGAGGAAATAGACTTTGGCATCCTTGCTGACTTACTGAAAGAAATTGGTTGGGTTGAAATTGAGTTTGAGCCACATGTAGAATCTATATTATTATATGAGATTCAAAATTGGATGCAGGACAATTGTAAAGGGCTGTTTAGGTCTAGAGGAAAAAGATTCTTATTTGAACTAGAAAAAGATGCATCATGGTTTTTACTAAAGTGGGGTTCATGAAAGAAATCAAACTATTTGGAATTGATGCAAACAAGGCTATGGAAATTGTTCGTGAACTTAGGCAACAAGGTTTGAAACAAGGGATAGACTTTGATTTTAGTTTTAATCAAACCAAATATGATAACTGGACTCTTATTGAAGAAAAACATACTGTGTTTAAATTTTATGATGACAAATATGCCACTTTATTTGCTTTAAGTTATTCAGCATGATAATATCCAATCAAGAATATCACGGGATAGAAATAGAAAATGATTCATTACCCGAACATATAGTCAAATGGCTAAATGATAGAGTGGGTACTAGTAAATGGTTTATAAAAAGTAACTGGGGCAGTAAAGTTATCTATTTTGAAAATGAAAAAGACCATTTATTGTTTTTGATAACATGGGGACAGCGTGGCTAGCAGTTTTAACAATACGAATGGTTATTTAGGAGAAGCACCAAAAAAGGTGACATACAAATATATGCAAATAGAAGATAGAGTATATGAGGTACATGATGTCGTTGTACACACATTTGATATGGGTGATGTTGAAGATCCTGTGCTGTATGCTGCCGAGCCTTTGATTGCATGGCAAAAAAGCGAACCAGGAAAGTGGGTAATGACTCATGCAATAGAAACACCCATGTGGCATAGGCATCATAATCCAATGTCGTGGGGACATACATTTGCCATTACAGCAAAACTAAAAGCAAAAGACTATTCGTATTTTTTACTTAAATGGGGGAAGGAAGGCACTGTCAAATGACACGGCGAATTAACGCAATTGTGGCTGTAGATGATCACTGGGGTATTGGTAAAGATGGTACAATGCCATGGCCACACTTATCACAGGATCTTAAAAGATTTAAAGAACTAACAGATGGATCCATGATTGTTATGGGCAAAAATACTTGGTTAAGTTTACCCAAGCGCCCACTACCAAATAGAGAAAATATTATTGTTACTAGAACGTTGGATGACGATTTCGCTATCAAGGTTCAAGGTGATCCAAAAACGATAATTAATAAGTTAAAGCAAGCAACTGAATCAGATATTTGGATTATTGGTGGAGCTGAGATTTATCGTCAATTCTTGCCATTTTGCAACAGTGTTTATATCACAAGAATTTATGGTGATTACACTTGTGACACCAAATTCCCAGAAGCTGTTTTAACTAGACATTTTACACTAGATTATGTACAGGACAATATAGTGGACAATGATGTAGAAATTTGTTACGAAATATGGGAAAAAAATGACTTTTTTAATTAAGAAACCAGCAAAATCAGGTGATGTAGTAACTATTAAGCTCAGTACTGCTGAAGAACTAATAGCACGTTTAGATTCAGAAGATGACGCATTCATTACAGTAAGTAGACCAATGACATTGAGCTATGGAGCACAAGGCGTTGGAATGACTCCTTGGTTAATCACCGCTGAAAATGACAACGGAATACAGATATCCAAAAAGCGCATAATGGTAATGACTCCTACTATGAAAAAGGCCGCTGAACAATACATTGAAGGCACCACAGGTATTAAAGTTGTAGGCTGATAAATATCCAAAAGAGGATATAATAGATGCCAACGATACCAAGAATTAATACCTTTGAGATAGTTTTCCCAAATTACTCTGTTGCTGGAGTTCAAAACGGTCCTGGAACTGCTACTGCACTTCCTTTGGCACCAATGGGAGGGGTAGTTCTTAGCATTCCAGATAGTAGTTTAGATTTATATATTACCGCAGGCTCCCTTGCAGGCATTGCAAGCTCTATGGTATCTTTAGCAACCTCTTTGCAAACTATCATAGAACCAACAGGCGGAGTTAGAGTTAAAGATTTACTTGATCCATATAATTACCAAATCGTAACTCAAGCTCTTACAGCCAATGGACTACCTACACCAGCAGGCACCCCAGCTGCCACTGTTACACCAAATCCTTTAGGAGGTGCAATGGCTGTAACTGGAACATTAACTGGTCTAGCCGCAGCCGCAGGTCTTGCATCAAGTCAAGCTACATCTGCTCTTACTAGTTTCGTATCTGGATCAATAGGAACAGGCACTGCGGTATTTGTTGGTACAGGATTTCCAGACTATGCTGGACCAATCGCTGCCATCAATGCTAGTCTCAGTGTAATTGGTACAGCGTTAAGTACCATGGCAACTCTTGTTAATGCATCAGTTGACGTACCAAGTAGATCACTTGCACTTAGAGCTGTCTTAGGATTATTCCAAGTCAGTTTAAATCAACAGTCTGCTGGAATAGCAGGAAGAGTTGCACCAACTCCAACTACTATTTAATTATGGCAGCTCAACCTATATCACGCATTGGCGACGCCGCAGGCGGACTTATAGTATCAGGCATGGCCACAGTGTTAGCAGGTGGATCTCCTGTGGCGAGAATTGGCGATGCTATTTCTCCACATGGAACAGGTGTACATGGTGGTAGTTTGATTGCAAGTGGAAGTGCTACAGTCTATGCTGGTGGAATTCCAGTCGCAAGAATAGGTGACACAGCTGCCTGTGGTCACCTAATCGTTAGTGGTCAAGCTAATGTAATAGCTGGCCCTTAATTACCAAAGATCATTTTTAGCAGGCTTAAACTCATTAAGTGGCTTTGGCAACGTTTGTTTAAATCCATGTTTCTTCAAAACATAAATCATAAATGTAGTACCATAAGAGTCTTGATGCTTACCATTTTTGGTCATGTCCAAACGCTTTGGTCGCAAGTCTTCCTCACCAACCTCTGGCTCCTTGTACACTTTGTCATACCAGTTGTTGTAAGCAACATCTAGTTTACGCCAAAACTTGTTAAGACCTTTTTGTCCAGTGAACTCACATTCAAATGTGTTCCAAAAGATATTGGTCATGTCTTCAATAAATTTAGCATCAACTACAACACTAGGATCTTCGTTACAAGCACGGAAGAAATTGTTGAGCATAATAAGTTCTTTAGATTCAACGTAACGATTTTCAAACTTCTTACGTTCAATCCAATAGCTACAAAACTTGTTTACAATTTCAAAGTCTTCTTCAATAATTGCAGCCACTTGTGTAATAGCACCATCATCAGCTGTATTTTGATATGCAGTACTTGTTAAAAACAACCCAGCTGTTTCCAACAGTTGTTGCTTTAATTCTGCACTACGCCAATCAAGATTATTGGAACCGTCCATTCGAACACCAAACACTTTTTGGCTGTACAAGTCAAGCGGATCCAAATTCTTTTTGCCCCCACCTTTACTTTCTTCAGTGTTCAAAATAATAAAGTTCTCACGAATTTCTGCTTTATTATTTGTAGGACTAATAACAACTGGGATATCTACAGTACTTGCAGATTCCTCAAAAATCATACAATAGATAATATACAGTACGATTGTGGTATGTTGGCCGTCCCAAGCAATCAAACAACCTGGAAGTTCAGGATCTTGATATACGTTAATAGCCAGTACACGAGTTGCGTTATAGTTACGCAAAATGGTCAAAACGTGGTCCCAGTCCAAAGGACGATTCATAGTGTCGTCAATTCGAACATTACTCAATTTAGCATCAGCGGCTTTGGCAAGACGCATATTTTTTCGAGTAAGAGAAGGGTTAGCTTTCTTAAAGTCTTTAATAACATTAAGCAATTCAGTCATTGCGCCTGGAACTGCTTTACAGTATTCATCAATGCGAGCTTTGGCATTTACAAACACACTAGTATTAGTATTGTAGCGAGCGTTCCAAACTTCTGCTGGAGTTAGCTTTTTAACAATAGAACCGGGAAGAGAATTTTGAACACTCATGTTAACCTTTCAAAGTACGAGCATTGTCATTAAAAGTTTCGTCGTTTGCTAGTGGTTGCAGTCGGTGTATCAACGCACCTTCCATAGCAGTCAACTCAGTTTCCTTATGCAGGATGATATATTGTACAGTCCAATTTTCAGGAGTCAAGTTATAGGTTGAATAATTTTCACGCAACCATTTCCAGCCCTTAGTATCGTTAGTACCATGTTTGAAGTCAGCTAGTGCTTTCTCCCAATGTTTGCTCTGGCGGGCTCGCACCCAACCTTTGCCCACATATACAACATTGTCTCCTTCAGAGACAACATATACTCCGTTGTGTTTAGACGGAATACTTTTGTATGTTTTAAATTGTTTGGTAATAATTTCTGCTTGAATCCCAAAATGTGCAAGCTCATTATTAATCGTCTGCTCAACCATGTTATTACCTTTTGTGTTTAACATGTGTATATTATAGCATGGTTTTACCTAGAAGTCAAGTGATTTTTACAGGGATTCAACCAAAAAGAAAGGACCCGAAGGTCCTTTCACTATTTTATTTGACAAGGCATAGAT